GTATGATTTAAAATCATACACATCATGGCCCCTACAATTAGGGACTCTGTTACAGACAAATTAATTGTTGCCTTTCATTTAGTTAGGGCATTAAAAATAACTAAATAGAACCCGGATTTTACCCGCCGGTTAATGATATTCGTGAGATTATATAGGAGACTTGCTATTTACGAATTCCAAGTTGCTAGTGCTATAAAAGATTCTATACTAATGCAGCGAATATTTTGGTTACAATTTAGTTTTTAAGAAACCAAGAAATAAAAGACTGATTTAATTTATAAACTGGTGTCTGAGGTATTACTAGTTGCGGACTAGGACAGCGCATGTTAGTCAAGTATTATGGCGTTTACCAACACGTATCTTTGTTTATATTTTAAACTTTTAGTAGGAAATTCACTTGATATGTGAATTCCAGTAATTAATCCTTCGGAGTACGGCACTGGCGTTTAGTTACAGATGCACATAACCCTAAAATAGGGTCTCCGTCGTAGCAAAATAAATACTTGGCGAAATGAAAGCTTTAAGTTGCGTTAACGTAACTTAGCGAGTAAAAGTAACCGATTCTTACAATGTGAAAATGATTCGAAAGAATGAAAATAACGACGCAAAACTAATGAAAATAATCAACGGCGATGTACACTTACACGAAACATGTGTTGGAACTTTTTACTTTTGTAAAACGATTCCTGACTTTGTAGAATTTGTACATGACATCAAGAGTTGGGACTTTAGTGAGGGTGTAGATTATGATTTTACACCACTGTTGTTTCAACCTTCAGATGCAAAGTTTTTCAAATTTGCATCAAAAATCGTGTGGGATGAAATGGATGTAATGGCTATGTATCATTTACCTTTTCGTTTCCGGTTTATGTTGGATGGAGTGAATGTTCAAAATGAAGGACTAATAATAGAACGACTTTTGATGTTGTCCGGTAACGTAGAATCGAATCCTGGACCAATTCAATCACGCCCCTTGCAGTATCGCAATAACGACCCTAGAACTGCAAGGTTGGAGAAAGCATTGGAACGAAAAGATCAGAAAATTAAGAAATTGATTAAAGATTTGAGACGCGCTATTAAGCACAATAAAATTTATGCACAAGGCCTTTTTGACATTAAGGAATCAGCGGGAGAAATGAATGCAAATTTGACACGTATTTGCAATTTCCTTGAAAATAGTTTACCAGTTATTCAAGGAAATGTGCAGGCAATGGTTTTGGATTCGACAGAAAAAGTTTCCACGATAAAAGATGATTTGATTAAAGTGATTTTGATTTGTTTGATTGTTCGCTTGATGATGGTATGGAAACATTACAAAACAGCACTTGCAATAGTGTTGATCTTCGTTCTTAAATTTTATGGCTTTGATGAGACAATCATTAATTTAGTTCATGAAGCCAAAGCAAAATTCATGGCAGCTCAAGGAATGAACGACACGGTAGAAGAAACAATTTATCACCCATATTTTCAAACTTGTGGCAAGTTAATTTTTGCAGTGATAGTTTTTGTATGTATCAAAAAGATACCAGGAAAGAATGATTGGGATAACTATATCTCTCGTTTGGATCGAATTCCAAAAGCTCTGCAGGGTTCACAGAAGATCGTGGACTATTGTTCTGAATACTTTAACTTAGCAAATGATCAAATTAAAATGATGGTTTTAGGAAAGACAAAAGAAGAATTGGCGCGTGCCAATGGTGTCTATACTGAAATTCATGAATGGGCTGCTGAAGTGCGTAAATATCTTGATTTGGAACAACGAAATAAAATCGACACGGACATTACAATCGCGAATAAAGTTGAAGAACTATACAAACGTGGCGTCAAATTTCAACAAGACACTCTGTTAGATCGTGAAATGGCGAGACTGGTTTCGGTAACTTTGTTGCCAGCGAGAGAGTTGTATCAATATGTTTCTTGCTCTCCTGTCAAAGGAGGAGGACCGAGAATGCGCCCTATATGTGTGTGGCTTATTGGAGAATCAGGAGTTGGAAAAACAGAGATGGTTTATCCATTGTGTATTGACGTTTTGAGAACAATGGGACTTATGAATAAGCAGGATTTTCATCATCAAGTGTATGGACGACAAGTAGAAACAGAATTTTGGGACGGTTATAAAGGCCAGAAAATTGTCATTTATGATGATGCTTTCCAGAAGAAAGACGACAAAACATCTCCTAATCCAGAAATATTTGAAGTAATTCGTTCTTGTAACACGTTTCCACAACATTTGCATATGGCAGCTTTACACGACAAAAATACATTTTCAGCTGCAGAATTGATGCTGTATACGACTAATGACAACAACGTGAAATTAGAATCAATAACGTTTCCAGACGCGTTTTACAATAGGATTGGTGAACATGCATACATTGTGCGTCCAAAATTACGATATGCCACTACTGTTCAAAAAGACAAATCCAACGTTTATTATCGCAAATTGAACAAAGCAAAATTGAACAAAGAAACTCCCATTGACTTGGACGTTTACGAATTCCAAAAGATAGTACGTGACGCTGAGGCTAAATCAGGCTGGACGGAAGTCGGGCATCCAATGGGATATCATAAATTTGCCAAATTTATTTGTGATGAATGGAAGGAAAAGAAACAACAGTCTTTGGATAAGCTCAAATTTTTGGAGCAATATGCAATACGCGCACAAGTCGGACCTGAAAATAAATCTGGTGAAGAACAATTTTATGATCTCCACGATTCAGAGTGGTTTGTAAATGACATCGCTCGAAGAATGCAAGAAGGTGAGGATTTAATAAACATCGAAAGTGAATATGCAATTGACGAAGAATTGTTTGGAGAATATCTGCGGTTTAAGAATCAACGAAAACATTCTATTTGGGATAAATATATCGTGCGAATTGACGATTGTTTAATGCGGACTGGCAATATGCTTAAGAAATGGAAAGAGGAATCTGTGAGAATTATCAAAGAACATCCGTATTTGTCATTGTTGGGTTTTGTTGGAATGGCTCTGTCTGCGTTTGCAATGTACAAGTGGTTTGAAACCTCAATGCTTGAAGCAACTGCAGAAGTTGGAGTATCAGGAGATGACAAGACTAACAAACAAACAGGACGATATGTCGAAGTTGGTACTTCCGGAGATGACAAAACATCAAAAACTCAACAGAAAAGAGTTGAAGTTGGAGTTTCAGGAGACCCAAAAACACCAAAAACATCGAAGAAAACTGTGGAAGGTCTTGACAAAGACTTATTGGACACGATCAAGGCACAGGGTTGTCAAGACATGGCGGCCCATCAGCTTATAACAGATGTGCTTCAAAAGAGTACATATCGACTGTCATACATGAAAGGAGGTGTTCGTAGACCTTTTGGAAATTGTACATTTGTACGTGGATGGGTTTTCTTAATGCCCTATCATTTCTTGCATGCTTTGTATGCTAGAAAATTGGCTCCAGAAACTGAAATTTGTTTTTCTCAAGCACATAATCAAGACATCATTAGAATGAAATTATCGCACGTAATGAATTTTGGCACAGAAGGTTTTACTTTGACAAAGAATTGTGTTCAATTAAAACACAAAAATGGTGAAATGAGAGATTGCGTTCTTGTCAATTTGCATTCACAAGCATGTCATCTACATCGTGATTTAATAAAACACTTTGTCAAAGTGGAAGATCAAGGAAAATTGGTTGGGCAATTCAGCGGAACATTTGCAACTTTTCATGAGAGTGGAGGAGACTTATTTAGAGTCTATCAATGGCTTACTAAAATCAGAGCTCTTGATGCACCAATTACAATTTACATGACAAATGAAGCGGGATCAACTGAAGCGGAAAGTTCATATGTTCAGAGAGACTGTTATGAATATAATGCTCCAACTCAAGTCGGCGACTGTGGATCATTGGTTGGTCTTTATAATCATAGAATTGAAAGGAAGTTGATTGGATTGCATATTGCTGGCACGAACGAATCTTATGGATATGCTTGTCCATTAACTCAAGAAGCAATAATTGAAGGATGCAAAAAACTTCTGGGATCAGATTTTCGAAACATAAGTGCTCAATTCTATTACGAAATTCCGAAGAATGTTGATTCAACTGCAGAAATAGAAGTTCCCGAAGGATTATTTTGTCCACTTGGAAAATCTGCTCAAAAAGTGGGACAAGCAACGAAGACGACAATAGTTCCATCTTGCATTCAAGGCAAATTGAGTAAACCAATGATGCGTCCAGCAATATTAAGACCAACAACAATAAATGGAGAGTTGCACGATCCATTGATGAAAGGATTGAGAAAGTGCGGAGTCGAGACGGCAGTGTTGAACGATTCTGAGATAGAATCTGCTGTACAAGATGTGGCTCAAGTGGTCTTAACTCAATATGATTCAATGCTTTGCCGAGAAACATTTCAACGAATTCTGTCTTATGAAGAAGCAGTAGCGGGTGTGCAAAATGATCCTATGATGAACGGAGTTGCACGTCAAACATCGCCTGGTTTTCCATACAATCAAAATGCAAAAGGATTTCCTGGAAAAACAAAATGGATGGGAAGAGATGAGAAATATGATTTCGAGAGCGTTGAAGCAAAACAACTGCGAGTTGATGTTGAAAATCTGATTGAAAATTGCAGAAAAGGAATAATATCTGACGTGATATTTATTGACACTCTGAAGGATGAACGAAGAGACAACGAGAAAGTCGATGCGGGAAAAACAAGAGTCTTCTCAGCCGGACCACAACATTTTGTAGTGGCTTTCCGAAAATATTTCCTTCCTTTTTCTGCGTGGTTGATGCACAATAGAATTGATAACGAAATTGCAGTGGGTACAAACCCTTATTCTATTGATTGGGAAAGAATCGCGAAGCGCATGAAATCTCGCGGAAAACATGTCATTGCAGGTGATTTTGGAAATTTTGATGGATCTTTGTCAGCGCAGGTTTTATGGGCAATATTTTGGAATATTTTTGTTGAGTGGTTGGAACAATTCAACGATTTTTCAACAGAAGAAGGAAAGGACGTTCTCAAAATTTGTTTGGGATTGTGGACACACTTAGTTCATTCAGTACACATCTTTAAAGATAGTGTTTATATGTGGACACATTCTCAACCATCTGGAAACCCATTCACAGTTATTATCAATTGCTTGTACAATTCAAGTATAATGCGCATCGCATGGATTCGAATAATGAAGGAGAAAAACCCAAAGTGGGTATCAATGAAGTGTTTTAGGAAGTATGTGGCAATGATCGCTTATGGTGACGACAACGAACTAAATATCGCAGATGAAGCAGTTGAATTATTCAACCAGGAAACAATAAGTGCGATTATGAAGGAAATGAAACACGAATACACAGACGAAACAAAATCAGGCAATATCGTGAAGACGCGCCAATTAGAGGACACATTCTTTTTAAAACGTGGTTTTAAATTTTGTCCAGAATTGCAACGAACAGTCGCTCCATTGAAAATTGAAGTCATCTACGAAATGTTGAATTGGACTAGAAACACAATAGATCCAAATGTAATTTTAATGAACAATATCGAAACAGCCTTCCGCGAAATTGTTTATCATGGTCGTGAGGAATATGATAAACTTAAAACAGGTATTAAGAAGTGTGCAAAACATCTACCTTCAATACCACAAATCCTCACATACGAACAATATTTGCATGATGTCAAATATCTTGCAGATGAAATCTACGAATTTTAAGGTTAAAATGTGATCTTACTTTCTTATAAAAATTTTAGAGGTTAAGCCAAAAAGAAAGTACTGCTATTTTAATATCTAGGTTAGTTATTTAACTTTACCACCCAGGATGCCTAGTGGCAGCCCCACAATATCCAGGGTACCCTCTATGCAATAATATAGATTAGGTAGTCATATTATTTAAGATACTTACCTGCTACGTTTCAAACTAATAATTCAGAAATTGAAAATGAGGACAGACAAATATCCTCTCAACAAAAAGAAATTGTACACTTCTCTAGTGAAGGTGTTATTCCCACGACTACTGCTGTCCCTGACCTTGTCGACTTGTCAACTGATTATTTGTCAATGATGACTCGAGAAGATAGAATTCATACTATTAAGGATTTTCTTAAGCGACCCATTATTATTCACAATGGATCTTGGTCTTCTTCTACTCCTGTAGAAACACAACTTTTTACTGCAAATTTTCCAGAAATTTTAATAGCCAATAGTATGTATCAAGAAAAATTACGTGGTTTTGTAGGCCTTAGAGCAAAATTAGTTATTCAAGTTCAAGTAAATTCTCAACCTTTTCAACAAGGACGTTTAATGTTACAATATTTCCCTTATGCACAATACATGCCTAATAGAGTAGCTTTAACAAATGCAACGCTTCAAGGAAGATCTGGCTGTCCAAGAACAGATTTGGATTTAAGTGTCGGTACTGAAGTACAAATGGAAATTCCGTATGTTTCACCACATGGTTATTATAATCTAATTACTGGACAAGGTTCTTTCGGATCTATATATTTAGTTGTATATAGTCAATTGAGAGACCAAGTTACAGGAACTGGTTCAGTGGAATATACTGTTTGGGCCCATTTAGAAGATGTCGACGTTCAATATCCAACAGGTGCCAATATTTATACTGGTAATCAGCCAAATTTTGCAAGTATTGGACAACAAATAAGTGAAGGAAATTATTCAGAAAAAGAATTCAGAAAACTTTGGTCTTCTAAAGCTTATCAAAAACCTCCTGACAAAATTTTTGCACAAGTAGCTTCAGAATTAACACAACTTAAAAATAATGGAACTATTAGTGGTGGTTTAGGTCAAATTTCAGAAGGACTAAATACCATGTCTAAAATTCCAGTTTTAGGAAATATGTTTACAAAACCAGCATGGATTTCGGCTCAAGCTTCAAATATTTTCAAAATTTTAGGTTTTTCAAAGCCTACAACACAGGGTTTACCTTGTGAATCAAAACTTCGAGGACAAAATAGAATGGCAAATTACGACGGTGCTGACACTTCACATAAATTAGCTTTGTCAGCTTGCAACGAAATTGAAACAAAACCCGGACTTGCTGGAACATCAGCAGATGAAATGAGCTTCTCTCACATTGTATCTATACCTAATTATTGGGATAGATTTTCATGGTCAACTTCGGATCAAAGTAATGCGGTAATTTGGAATAATTTTGTAACTCCTTTTAAAGTTAAGGCATATTCAGACACAATTACAAATAGATTTAGATGTACCCATATGGGATATGTTGCTAACGCCTTTACTTATTGGCGTGGCTCAATAGTATATACATTTAAGTTTGTTAAGACTCAATATCATTCTGGTAGATTAAGAATTAGTTTTATTCCTTTTTATTATAATGACACAATTTCGACAGGAGTTCCCGACGTTTCTCGTACTCAAAAGATTGTTGTTGATTTAAGAACATCGACTGAAGTAGCATTTACTGTTCCTTACCCCGCCACACGACCTTGGATGTTTTCAATTCGTCCTGAATCAAGTTGGTTGGGTACAAATAATGGTTTAATGTACAATGCTGTAACAGGTATTGTTAGAGTGGAAGTTTTAAATCAACTTGTAGCTGCTAACAATGTTTTTCAATCTGTGGATACTATTGTGGAAGTTTCAGGAGGACCTGATTTGACTTTTGCCGGTCCGACAAGTCCTTCTTACGTTCCATACAGTGGTTCCTTTACAGCTTTACAAGACAAAGTAGCAAAACAAGAACATGATGATGAGTACAATAACGAAGTAACTCAAACACACAAAATTCAAGCACAAGTTATGGGTGAAAATGAAGCAATTCCTCGGAATGAAGCTCAACACGGCGTTCATCCTATGACTATTGATTCTCATAAAATAGATTCTAATTGGTCTCCCGAAGCACATTGTATTGGTGAGAAAATTATGTCCGTAAGACAATTAATTAAGCGTTTTGGTCATTTCTTCAATTTAAATTTAACTTCAACTAATCCAGCAGCAATTGTAGCTCCTTTCTCTGTTCAAGAACCAGTTTCAAATGTAACTTCTGACAAAACTATCAGTCAATTTGAATATTATTATTTTCTTTATGCTTTTTGGCGAGGTTCTATGCGTGTTAAAGCTTCTACGTACACTTCTAGTGGTACTGCAAATAGAACTTCTACTCCAACCAATTCTAACAATATTTGGACGGTTGGATTGTTCACAAGTGTTCAAGATACTTTTAACACTCTCGTTAACAGATTTACATCTGGAGGGGTTCCGGTACAAGTTACACCAGCACTAACATCTCCAATGTTGAACATGGGAAATTCTATCGCAGAAGTAGCAACTAACGTAGAAGGTTTGGTTGAAGTCGAAGCTCCATACTACAATGTTTCTCACATTTCACCAGCTACTCTGTATACTTCTACAGAAAAGCCCGTAGAAATTTCGAATGTGCTAAAAGGTCACATTCCTCCAGCAATCATCACAATATGTTCGAGAGCTAAAAACAATTTTCCTGTAACAGCATCAGAAGAAACAAATCTTTCATTCTATCGCGCCGTTGGAGATGACTTTTCTCTTATGTATCTCGTCGGTGTACCACCTTTAGTGAATGTTCTTCGCGCCTCATAAACTCCTTTATTAAACTTAACTTCATAAATTTTAGGTTTAAATTAAATTTTACTCTATAATGATAAGTATTAGAAATAAGTAGAATTTAAGCTTTAGGTTTTAATCAGTACTTATCACCCAAATTACACGGGTATATTAACAAAACTATGTCCATTTGGACTCTATTTCCTTTTTATATAAGTAAATAAACTATTTATTAGTCAGAGTCCTAACGGACTAACATGTTTTTCGCAATTTTCATGCTAACTGACAAGA